ATCGGCGTGTATTTTGAATGCTGCCGATTTCGTACTGCGTAATTGGATAAAAACTTTCTTCGATGTCCGCATAAGGCAAGTAGTTGTCGCGCCGAATAGCAGCGGGTGCCACGATGCCGACACGTCGCACGCCATCTTCGCCATAAGCATCAATACAGCGCAGCGTAATGCTGTAACCGCTTTCACGATGAGCGCGTCTTTTGGGATCATACGCTTCTGTTGGCCTTGCAGTGACTTGCCAAATCGTCCGACCAATCATGAATGTCGCACCAAGGCGCAGCTGCGAATCAAAGCGTCGCAGCTCACCATCAACACTGGAGCGCACATCATCCAAGGTGGGATAAGTAACGCCTTCTGCGTCGCCTTCCAAGAATTTTGGATCTTGCCGGCCGACGCCGAGCGTTATGACAAGCTCATCGCCTACGTTTACGACAACAGTGCTTGTTAAGTTCTCGAATGCGTTAGCCGTTTTGCCGTTTTTGCTGATGCTGCGTACTGTGTGCTCAATGCTTACGCCATTGCAGCTTGTGATGCCGACACGACGGCAGTAATTTCTCCCGGTGCCAGGCATTCCGCCATTAAGGCGCCGACGCTTTTCATAAGTTCCACCACCACCAAAGGGGTGATCAATCGCGGTGTATGGATCGACGTATTTCTTTTGATTGTTGTATGCGGTCTTGCCTGCCTCAAGGAAATCATCGCCATCAAAGTAATCTTTAATGATCGAATGCACTTCCCAATCCGGCCTGATTGGTGTGCCGTTGGGGATGCCTGCAAATACACCGAAACGTGTTTGCGATGATGGCGTCATCGCACCGCTAAATGCTTCCTCGTTAGCGCCGTTCTTGGTTGGCGCGTAAAAAGCATTTTCAGCTGGACCCTTGCCGTCATCAATACTCAAGCTGCCGTAACGCAAATGCCGCATTTGCAGGCGGCTGCCTTCTGGTACGTTTTGAACGCCAGCATTCCAGTAAAAATCAAAGTAAGCGTTATACAGCGCATCCAAGGCATTGGTGCCAAGAAAGATTCCTGCAAGATCAGGGCGCTCCATGTAGCCCTGTCCGGCGATTGCAACTATCTCCGCGATTTGATAGTTTCCGAAGCTCTTAATCCGAGACCAAGCCATTGCTGGCGAAATTAAAACCCCGCCGCTGTAGAACTTGGTGTCGTTGTCGTCAATCAGTGTTTCGCGTCTTGTGAAAACAATCGGCACAGTCGTGCCATAGCTTGCTAGGTCTTGTACGCTGTCAAAGCCTGAAGTAGGCGTAAAAACATCTCGGCCTTTACGGCTTGCGAGTTGTTTGTTTTTGGCGTCTGATTCTCTTGGCTGTTGCGGTTTTGGCGCGAGCAGGAATGATGCGGCAGTTGATGCCAGGCCGATGACAAGGCTGACAACTGCGATAATAGTGGCCGTTTCAGCTCGCGCATCCGGCACATGCGCATATTCCGCCGGCCTGATATATGGATGCTTGCGGACCTGTTCAGAAAAGGCTCGGTATTCGTCCTCAGTGCAACCAAGCTCATGAATCAGACGCTTCTCAAACGGAAGCAGCGGCAGCTCCGCACTGCGCCGATAGGGCACCATGCCACCGCCTTCAAATGCTGGTTGATGTAGAGGCATCCGTTTTCCCAGTAGACCGCAAATGCTGTAGTTTCTTGCGGTAGCAGTAGCACGTCACCATCGTAGGCGGCCAGGTCAACCCTGCGGCACCACATTAGTAAATCGCGGGCAAACGACTTACCTTCATACCATTCTGCTTTACAGGCAGGATGCGGCAAACCAAGGCGATCCAGCACCGCAAAAACAAGGTGTATGCAGTCCAGTGCGCCATCGGGATCGCTGCCATCAGCGCCCCAGCGGTATGGTCTGCCTATTAAGTCGATCACGCGACGCGAACGTTTGACGTTAATGGCAGATGGCCAACAAGTTGCTGCGTTAGCTTTTTGCGCGGTACATCAGCACCAGCTGCATCCAGCACAGATGCCATTTGCAGTTGCATTGCCGTGCTATCCCAAGATGCTGAAACAACCTGCGCAACGTATCGCATCAGTAATGTGTAATTTGCTTTGTCGTCAGGATCAATAATTACAGTGCGCACATTAGCAATCCAGCCTTCTAGCGCCGCAGTTTCTGCCCAGCCGCGACTGAGGCTGTTATTGGGAAACGCCAGTGTTGCTGGCTGATTGTCGCCCGACTTCGTAACTACCATGCCACTGAAGGCAAACGGCAAAAACTCATAGATGTACTCCTCTCCGGTGTTTACATCTAAAAAAGGTGCGCTTTCATCGACCCAGTAGTTTTGGAAGTTATAGCCTTGCGTTTGATCGCGGTTGCGCAAGGTGATGTATTGGCCGTAAGCGAGTGCGTCTGCCATCAGATGCCAATCCTTTTGCGTTGTGACGTATTTTGCCGCAATGTAGTCAATGCGCGGCGTTCACCTTGTTGCGCACCTTGCTGCGCTGCTTGCCGCATACCAGCCTGGAACTGATCGGCGGTGACGTAATCGACAGAGTTGATGCGTTCCACGCTGTAGCGCACGTCGATTGGTTCCATCGTGGCCACGCCGCCTGCAGCCACTGGTTCCGTCGAATTGCCAGGAATCACGCCAGGGCCGCGAGCACCGGCTGAGTACCGCGCCATGGCGGTGCGCATTTTGCTGCTAGGCAGCACATATTCGGACTCACCACCTTCGCCGATCAGTGCATTGGTTGGTCCGGTGACGAAGCCGCCTTCGGCAAATACGCCACCAGGAAATAGCTTTTTAGGTGACAATGCCCCCGTGCCACTCAAGTTCTTATTTGCAGTGCCAAGTGTGCTGCCGCCACTTAAAGCATTAAGGATGGTCTGCAGAATAATCAGTGTCATCTGCTTGGCAATGATTTCAACTGCCATGCTGATAAACGCATCGCCAATTTTCTTAAAGGCATCAGCCAACGCTTCTTGCGTAGATTTGGCACCAGTTATGACTTCGCCAAAAGCAGTGCTAAAAGCATCGCCAATAGCAGTAGCGCCATTAACGATTGAGTCAATCGCAAGTTTGACTGGGTTTAGCTCTTCTTTAAGCTTGCTGATTGCATCGGTCAAGCCGCCAGCAACTGTATCTTGACCTGCTACGCCAAATTCAGCTTTGCCTAAAGCCTTCTTGAATAACTTTTCAGCTTCTTTAGCCTGCTTTTTAAGTGCTTCGGTTTGAAGCTTTATGATTTCCAGCCTGCGAATCTCATCGTTTAGCTGAGCTAAGTTAATCCGCTGCTCTTCGTTTTTCAGCTCTGCAATTTGCTTAGCGCGATCTTCGTAATCAAATTGGATCTGCAGGCGCTGTTTTTCAACATCCGTAGCAGCATCCATTAGCAGGATCTGCCGCTGAAATTGCGTGCCAAGTTCACGGCCAGCAGCAAGAGAGCGTTCAATCTCTTGCGCAAGGCGTTCCGCTTCACGCGCTGCCTTGTCAACGCCTTTGCCTTTGCCCTTGCCTGTAGCCTCCATCAAGCCAGGCAGTGTTGCTGCAGCCGCTGGTGGTGCTGCTGTAGGCGGCGTAAGGATGCCTTGCTCGTAGCCATATGCCCGCATCAAATCGCGGAAGCGTTCCTCGCGGAGCCTTTGGAACTCTTCTGAACGAATCATTGCGCCACTGCGCCCAAACTGGCCCGCGTTTCTTCCGCCACGCAACTTGGCAATCTCTAGCGCTTCTTGCCCGGCTTGCTTAAACAGCCGATCACGCATTGCCGGCGCAAGATTTGCACCTAGCTGTCGTTGCAGCAATATCGTTTCAAAGACATTGTTGATCTGGTTTGCAATATCAATGGCCAAGCCAAGGATGCTTTTCATCGCTGGCGCAAGGATTGTGCCAAGCCGCTGCGCTAAGTTTTGCACCGCATCTTGCAGTGTGCTCAACCGGCCAGCAAGCGTATCGCTTTGAGCGATTGCACCATTGGCGTATTTGCCACCGGCATCTGTCAGTTTTTTGATGGCGTATTCAACTGCCTCGGCGCCGATGCGACCTTTGCTTAGCGCGTCTTGAAACTCTTCACCGCTTAGCTTGTATTCCTCGCGCAGCACTTTCTGGAGCGCAACACCACGCTCTTGGAACTGCAGCAGCTCTTCACCTTGCAAGCGCCCTTTGGCTTGCACTTGCCCGTAGGCAGTAACCAAGCCTTGCAGCTCAGCACCAGTGGCGCCGCTGACATCAGCCAATCGGCGCGTGGTTTCTACAACCTTATTGGTCTCAACGCCAAAAGCTTGCAACCGCTTGGCCGAATCAATCAGCTCAGTGCTTGTGAATGGCGTTACCGCACCAATATCTTTCAGCTCTTTGATGATTTGCGCAGCTTTTGTTGCGCTGCCAGTCAGCACCTCAAGACTACGCGTTTGCTTTTCTAGCTCAGCAGTTTGCACAAAGACAAACCGCGCCGCTTGGATAGCACTAAATGCTGCAGCTAGTTTGCGGACTGCTGCGCCAAGGCCGTTAACTGCACGCTCAGTCGCTTGTGACTGCGACTGCACCTGCCGCAGCTTAGTGACCGCATTGCGGCTGTCAACGTTAATGGCAACGTTGGCAACGACAGACACGGCTTACCTACGGCGTTGCTTCAGTCTACGCTCCTGCTCTTCGTTTTGCAGATCAAAGTATGCGGACCATATCAGCAGCTCTTCTAGTGTTACTTCTTGGTTGAGCTTGGCCAAGCTGTAGCCAAGCTCTTTTGCGACACCAAGCTGCAGCAGCAACAGATTATCTTTGCGCAGCTCAAGCTTCAGTGCTTTTCATGTCGGCTTCTTGCTCCTCGGGGTTCTGGATGACAGCAAGCATCAGCTGCTGCAGATCTGCATCAGCCACGTCGTTTTTGAGTTCAGCGATTTCGCCAGCTTGAAACAACCGCTTGCCGGTTTCATCCGTTGCTTTGGTGACAAGCAGATTTAACGCAAACCCGTTTGGGTCATTGCCACCAGGCATGTCTTGCGCACGCTCGCGTTCTGCCATGGTAAGCGCCGTGGCATAGAACTCAAACTCAGAGCCATCGCTGAGTGTAACGACACGCTTGATCGGCTGCAGATTAGCTGCTTTCTTAAGGCGCGTCAATGCAGAGCTTGCCATGCAATAGTTGTAAGTGGCCCCAGCATAAGCTAGGGCCGTTCAGCTATCAAGCGCTGGTGCTGAAATCAAACGTCGGCACGCCGGCAGGGCGGAAGGTAATTTCCACCTGCTGCGCATCATCAGGGTTGATGTTCAAGCTAGCGGTCAGCAGTACAGCATCCATGGCAATACTGCGGCTCAGTGCTTCAGTGCTTTGCTTGTCGGTATAGAGCTTGAAGGCGCAACCGACTTGCTGACGCTGCAGCACGTCTTCCACCATGCGGTTGGACAGTGCGCTGTCCTCATTGGTCACATAGACCGTGGCGCTACCGGAACCATCAGCAAAGCCAGGGATGTAAGCGCGGAATGGTGCATATTGGCCAGCGGTTTGACCGATGGTTGTAACGTCGATCTCGCTACGGCTGATCTCAAAGGCCCACGATTGCACTTGACCGACAGCGGCATAATCCGCGTATGCCACTTGAAATTCGTTAGGAGCTGCAGCGGTGCCGTCGTCGGTGATCGTGATGGTGCTGCCGCCAGCGGTAGCAGACACCTGCAGCACGCCAGTGGCTGCGGTGTAGCTGATGACGTAATAGGTGGTAGCAGCGCTGATGCCAGCGGGCAGCGTGCCAGTACCAGCGCCGCCGGTTTGGCTGTTGATGACGCTGAACACCACAGGATCGCCAACCTTCAAATTCAGGTAAGGCTCAACAGTGATTGTGTCAGCCGCGACGGTAACACCAGATTCGCCAAAAGTGCCGGTGGTGCCGGCGGGCTTGTAGTAAAGAGCGCCGGACGTACCGGACAAAACAGTGACAGCCATTGTAATGAACGGTAGTGGCTACGGTCAGTCTAGATACGCTTCAAAGGTAACAGTCAACTGCGTCTGGTAGTACGGCTCCGGCGCTGCTGGCACCACTTGCGCTGGACCGGATGCTGCGTCAAAAATGATGCCGGATAGCGTCACGCGATCAAATAATGCGCGGATCCGCTCGGCAATGGTGAAGTTGGCCGCTGCACC